GGGCACTGATAAAAATGACAACGGCAAAGCTGATGCCCGTGAAGGTAAAGACGTAGCACATAAGATAGCGCTAAGCAAAGGAGGTACAAACGAGCAAGGACTGCATATTGAGAGCCAAGCAAAGAACCGATCATTTAAACGAAATTCAAATCATAAACTTGTATCAGAAACCAGTAAGAGGGAACGTGGAAAAATATGATTGGCCTCGACCGCCGGGGCTTGAACCGTTTGCACATCAGAAAGTAACATCAGAGTTTTTAGCTACTAAACGTAAAGCATTTTGTTTCAATGAGCAAGGTACGGGTAAAACTGCATCCGTTATCTGGGCCGTTGACTACTTGATGAAACTTGGTGTATTACGTCGTGTGTTGATTGCTTGTCCGTTGTCGGTGATGCGTTCTGCGTGGCAAGAAGACTTTTTCAAGTTTGCTATGCATCGGTCCATTGATATTGCTTACGGTGCAGCAGACAAACGCAAAAAAATAATCAACGGCATGGCCGAAGTAATCATCATCAACTTCGATGGGATCGGCATCGTCAAGAAGGAGGTAGCCGCAGCGGGCTTTGATCTGATTGTCATTGACGAGGCGTCAGCTTATAAAAACGCGCAAACCAAACGATGGAAAGATTTGCGCGACGTTATGAGATCAGTCAAGGGTTTGTGGATGTTGACGGGAACACCCGCTGCTCAATCGCCTGTAGATGCTTACGGATTAGCTAAGCTTATTAACCCAATCAACACACCTAGATTTTTTGGGCAGTTTAGAGACATGGTGATGGACAAAACATCCATCTATCGTTGGACACCAAAGATCGGGGCCGACAGGATCATACATACATTGTTGCAACCAGCTATACGATTTGAAAAACATCAGTGCTTAGACTTACCTCCACTGACTTACGTTGACCGAGAAGCTCCGTTGAGCCCACAGCAGAGGGCATACTACAACATGCTCAAAAAGCAGATGATGATCCAAGCAGACAACGAAGATGTAACGGCAGTCAATGCAGCGGTGCAAATAAATAAGCTGTTGCAGATATCGGGTGGGGCGGTGTACACCGACAACAAAGAAGTACTTGAGTTTGATGTATCAGGCAGACTTAATGTAGTTAAAGAAGTTATCGAAGAGTCGTCGCACAAGACGCTGGTATTTGTTCCGTTTACTCATACGATACAAATATTAAAACAATTTTTAGATAAACACAATATATCAAATGAAATAATCAATGGTGCTACAACCGTGAGCAAACGCTCCGATATTATTATGGAGTTTCAAAAGCATACCAACCCAAGAGTGCTTATTATTCAACCTAAGGCGGCATCACATGGACTAACCTTAACCGCCGCTGATACTATTATATGGTATGCACCTGTCACTAGTGTAGAAACATACTTACAAGCAAATGCACGAATTGATCGTCCGGGGCAAACCAATAGTATGACGGTAGTTCATATTAAAGGATCACCTGTTGAAGCACGGGTGTATAAATTGCTACGTACTAACATGGAACAACACGAAAAAATTATAGACTTGTACAAACAAGAAATGCAGGTTACTTGACAATGTCAAAAGTTATGCTATAATTGCGGTTCTTCGTTAGGGAGGTTAGATGTGGAAGAAACTTTAGTTGATGTACCGATGGATCAGTTAGCAAAAGCATACGTCAGAATTAGGGACGAGCGAGCAAAGTTAAAATCAAATTACGAATTGCAAGACAACGAATTAAAGGAACAAATTGCAGTAATTGAGCAGGAGTTATTAAACGCTTGCAACCGTATTAAAGCTGATAGCATCCGCACCGTACATGGGACAATCATTCGATCAATCAAGTCGCGTTACTGGACGAACGATTGGAGTTCTATGTATAAGTTCATAAAAGATAACGATGCGTTTGCGTTGTTAGAAAAGCGTATACATCAAACCAACATGAAAGAATTTCTAAATGAAAATGCAGATTTACTACCTGCGGGTTTGAATGTAGAGAATGAATACACCATAGTCGTTAGACGTTCTAAGTGAGGATATAAATGAGTAATCTTGTACTGAGTCAAGACACCCCTGATTTCCTTCAAAAAGCTGGCATCAGTAATTTAAGTAAACAGCTTGCTGGCAAGGGCAACGGCATAAAGCGCATTGTACCTAAAAATGGTATCTTCCGCAAAATGGCTGGTGGCGAAGAGGTTGGCAAAATTAAAGGTCCGTTGGAAGTTGTGATTGTTGATGCGTCTCCAAATGTTGGTCGTATATATTATGAAAAACAATGGAGCCCTGATGCTGAGCCGACTGCGCCGACTTGTTTTTCAAATGATGGGCGTGAACCCGATGAGTCTGTAGAGGACCCCCAAGGAGACCGTTGCGATACTTGCCCCAAGAACATCAAAGGGTCAGGTATGGGCTCTTCAAAAGCCTGTCGGTACTCGCGTCGGCTTGCAGTTATGCTGCTTGAAGATTTTGATACTGCGCTTGAAGGGCAAGTCTATCAGATGAATCTTGCATCAAAGTCGTTGTTTGGCGATTCAAATGTTGAAAACGCTTATACGTTTGAAAATTACCACAAAGTTTGCATAAACAATGGTAAAAGTGTTGACCACGTTGTCACTAACATTTTCTTTAATGAAGACAATGATAATCAATCATTGTTATTTATGCCTATGCGTTGGATAAAAGCAAAAGAGTACAATGCCTCTGTAAAGCTTACTGAGTCTGGTGTTACTAAACGCATCGTTACAATGACTCCTTATCAAGCAGATACTACAAAAGCTTTGCCTGCTGCTGCAAGTCCGCCTAAAGAGGAGTTCGAACCTAAGAAACGTGAAAACAAAAAAGAGTTGACTGCACCCGCGCCAAAAAACAATCTTGACGCAATTGTAAAAGCCTGGGCCGACGAAGATTAACATGTCGTATGGGTATAGCCAAAGTTTAGCCGCCACACTGCTGGATACGGATTCTGAACATCTTGGCATTACGCTTGGGAAACACTGTGTGAAGTTGGGTATCCCCGTAGCTAAAGTCGCTGACTCCTTGGGAGTCAGCAGAGCTACGGTCTACAATTGGTTTTGGGGGTTAAACACCCCCCACAGCAAATACGAAAAGCCAATTCAAGACTTCATTCGTGCTAACCGCTGCTGTTAGAACCTTCGTCTTTTATGAGTTGACATGTCCAATTTTGACCTATTGGATGCTGTGCTGCCTTCTGAAGGTCGGTATTGCATTGTGGGGGTCGGTAAGTATGTAGATCAAAGGCTGTTTGATACCAAAGAAGAAGCTGAAAATTGCATTAAAAAACTTACCAAGTCTTTCAATGTGTACTTTGGGTGCGCCAAATTTGGTTCACTCAACAACCGCAGACATGAGAACGCTCTATACTTCAGGGCGTTATGGCTTGATATCGACTGCGGCCCTACCAAGGGTGTGCCTGATGAAAAAGGCATCATCGCAGGATACCTAGATCAAAACATAGGGATGAGTGAGCTTAAAAGGTTTTGCAAAGAAGTTAAATTATCAAAACCAATTTTAGTAAACTCAGGCTATGGTATACATGCTTACTGGTTGTTGGAAGAAACACTAACTCAAACAGAATGGAAGCCATTAGCTAAGAGACTCAAACAGCTTTGCGAGACGCACAACCTGATCGTTGACCCCGCAGTTTTTGAAGCATCAAGAGTGCTGCGTGTTCCAGGTACTTATAACCATAAGGATAAAGATGATTTAAAACAAGTTACGATTATTAATGAAGTATCAGATCGTATACTTGTTGCAGCTTTAACCGAGTTACTCGGCGCACCAGAACCAGAACCAAACGACGACCGGCCTGAGTACATACCTGCAAGCATGAGCCCCATGATGGAGGCTATGCTGAAGAATAAAGTAAAACGATTTAAAACCATCATGATCAAGTCGGCACAAGGTACTGGGTGCGCCCAACTACTACACTGCTACAAGAACCAACAAAGTATTAGCTACAATCTGTGGAGATCCGCGCTTTCAATTGCAGCGTTTTGTATTGATAAAGACACTGCGGTACACAAAATATCAGAAAACTACCCCGGGTATGACCGCTATGAAACGGAAGTAAAAGTTGATGATTTGATACGGACAGGCGCTCCGCATCACTGCACAACATTTGCTCGATGGAACCCCGAAGGTTGTAACGAGTGCGCACACAAAGGGCGCATAAAGACTCCAATTATGCTTGGAGTTGAGATAGCCGAGGCCGACACAGACGAAATAGAAGTGGTGTCAGAAGATGGCGAAGTAACTATTGAACGTATACCTGAGTATCCGTTTCCATTTTTTAGGGGTAAAAACGGTGGTGTGTACAAGCGCCCTCCCGCAGATGCCGAAGAAGAAGCAACACAGGTTTATGAACATGATTTGTACATACACAAACGGATGATTGATCCTATACTTGGGGATTCGGCTGTAGTCAGGTTGCGGTTACCAAAGGATGGATTAAAAGAATTTGTACTTGGGGCCGATGAAATTTTTTCTAAAGATAAGCTGCGGCAAACATTGGCTCGGCACGGTGTATACACTCACAAAAAGCAATACGATGACCTGTCTGTTTATTTTGTGGGATCACTTAAAACTATGCAGTTTGATAAAAAGGCGGAAACTATGCGTACACAATTTGGTTGGATAGAAGCAGATAGCAAATTTATTCTAGGTGATCGTGAAATAACTAAAGATGGTGTTTTTTATAGCCCCCCTTCAAGCTATACAAAAGATATAGCAGAGATCATCACCCCTGTTGGGTCATATGAGAAATGGAAAGAAGTGTTTAACCTCTATGGTCGGCCTGGGCTTGAGGGAAATGCTTTCGGTGCGTTGACTGCGTTTGGGTCTCCTTTACTGAAATTTACTGGGATGAAGGGTGCAATCATTAACTTAATTCATCAATCGGCAGGTACAGGTAAGTCTACGGTGCTTTACCTATGCAATAGTGTGTACGGGCGTCCGACTGAGCTAGGTTCGATTTGGAAAGACACCTTCAATGCTAAGATTCACAGGCTTGGTGTTTTAAATAATTTACCTAATACGATTGACGAAATAACAAACACAACCCCCCAAGAGTTTTCTGATCTTGCTTACAGCATCTCACAGGGCAGGGGTAAGAACCGCATGAAGGCTAACGCCAACGAAGCGCGGTTAAATTTAACAAGCTGGACAGGCATTACGCTTTCGTCTGCAAACGCAAGTTTCTACGAAAAACTCTCCACACTGAAAAATTCACCGGATGGCGAGAATATGCGCTTACTTGAGTACCACGTACACAAGTCGGATGCAGTTACTACGCAAGAAGGTAAAGATATGTTTGATCATCAGCTACTTGAAAACTACGGCCATGCTGGTGATATTTATATTCAGTATTTAGTAAACAATCTTGAAAATGTAAAAGAACTTATTAGGAAAGTGCAGGCAAAAATTGATAAGGAAGTGCAATTTACAAGTCGTGAGCGGTTTTGGTCGGCAGTAGCTGCTTGCAACATCACAGGCGGTTTGATTGCTAAAGAGTTAGATATCCACAACTGGAACATGATGGCAGTTTATAAATGGCTTCTTAGGACCCTTAACAATATGCGAGAAGAAATCAAACCCCCGACTCTAAATCCTTTAATGATCGTTGGCGACTTTATCAATACTAACATTCAGAAAGCTTTGGTCGTGCAAGGCAAAGAAGATAAGCGCACCAGTATGACTGCCAACCCAACACTTATGCCAAAGGGAGAGCTATACATACGTTACGAACCTGATACCAAGTATTTATTTGTTACGGTAAACAGTTTTAAAAAGTATTGCGCGGATCAACAAATCAATTATAAAGACACTCTTAAACAGCTTAAAGATTTAAATGTATACGTTGAAACTGTGAACAAACGTATGGGTAAAGGCACTCAACTAGATTCCCCCGGTGTACGGGTGTTGGCATTTGATGCGTCCAATTCTGAGTACTTGCAAATGGATTCATTGACAAATCATGAGGATCGAGACAGTAACGTACAACGTCAACTGGGCTAGGTTTAAACCTGGAACTTCTTTTTTTGTACCTTGCATAGACCACAGATCGGCAAAAACAGCGGTTAACGAAGTAATGCGCCGACTACGTATGAAGGTGGTGATGAAGGTTGTAATTGAAGACGGTATAAAGGGTTTGCGTGTATGGAGAGTTTAAGTTATTTTTGTGAGTCTGTTGAAGTGCCATACACTTCTATCCTACGTTGGCGTTCACGTTCAGCCACCGCCTTACGTGATGGTGCAGCAGCAGGAGCAAGCAACGCTGCATTCTTTTCTGACAACCGCAGACCACGCCAAGACTCACCACGGTCTTTAGCTCTACGCTCCAACGAGGCTTGAAGTTGTTCAACATCAATCCTAAACGAAGGATACTTTTTGTTGAATGTAACGAGGTCTTTGGCAATTAGTTGGTTGTAAGCTTTAAAGTCTTTTGTGCGGTACTCACGGTCGATGTTGTCAAACAGCTTCTGGCGTTCGTTCTCAATGCGTTGTTGAATACCAATAAGTTTGAACGTCACGTTTTGTGTGTTGGCAAGAAGGTCTGACCGGAACCCAATAGCTTGACCGATAAGTTCACCTGTCGTAAAGGCATCCTTGCTCATGATCTGAGCGCCTTTATTGTCTTTAGCACCTTCATTAGCGTACTTATGCGTAAGCACAAGATTACGTATTAGCGCAGGGGACATCTTCTCTACGCCCTTTTGATAGTCCCCGTTTCGGAAAGCCTCATACGAGTCGGCAAGATTGAGCACCATGTTTACACCAGGGCCTGCTTTCTCAATAGCAAGAGCTTGCAGTTCTTCTCTAGCTGTCTTAGTTTCCTTAACATCACGGAACCACAAATCGTTAAGTTGTGTGCGAGAAGCTAAGTCCCATCCAGTGAGCGCGTTTAGTGGCCCACGTTCGACAATCTCACTTAAACTTTTACCGTTAATTTTGTAGTCCCCAAGCACTTCAGGCAGGAATACTGTGCGAAACCACAATTCGTAGTCTAAATCTTTAACATCTTTTGGTTTTTCGTCATCGTCGGCAAGATTCCAAGCCAACCCTAGTAGTCCAAACACCGTACTAAACAGAGGCAAACCAGCAGCCCCAGCAAGTATAAAAGTGGTTCCCATCGTACCCCAGAATATCTTTGCGGCTTCGGCTCTGCCCTCCCCATTAAGGCCGAAGATCATGCGCTTGAAGTTTTTAAGCAAGTACAGAGTTACATGCAGTGGGTACATTTGAAACTGCAACATGATCTTACCGCCTGCGTTACGCATGATCATCGGGCGGTTGTACTCACCATAGTTACCAAGCGCATCATTAGTGTCTTGAACTGCTTGATTTATCGCAGCTTCACTAGACATATTATTGCGTTTAGACAAACGATACGAAGCTAAAAATATAATTTCACGAGAAATTCTTTCAGTTGAGTGCATCAACCCACCAATTGCTATGTTTGCGTAACGCTTTCCACGCTGCGCCACAGAACCAAGTTCTTCAGTAGGTACGTTTTTGTACTCAAACAATGCACGCGCATAGGCGCTTTGGGTTACATCTCTAGCCAACATACTTTCTACAGCAGCACGTTCATCTGCCGTAAGGCCAGAAGCATTGACTATTGAAGGTGGTGACCAAACAGACTTACCTGTTGCGGTCTTACGTGTCATACCAAATTGGTCCCATACTTTCATTAGCTTAGCTAGTTCTGCGGCTGTTTCTGGATATCCGTGCCGAGCACCAAGTATAGGAACTCCTGTTTGAAAAATACCAATTGGTTGTAGTAATGCAGAAGATGCACCGGAAAGGTAGTAGATGAACGAAAATTTGTTAATGACACTAGCTATTTTATCAAACAAGCCGGGGATATTAGGGTTAAGTGTTTGCGCTACTCGTTCTTCCATTTGAGACATGAAAGGTTCAAGCTCCGGTCTGTTCTCTATAGACTCACGAGCAGCCGACAACGTATTGCGTAACTTAGGTGCGTACTTGAGCCGAGCAAGTTGCAGGGACATCCTCAAGGATGATTCATTAAAGTCACGAAGAAAATCAGTACGATAACCTGCATATCCTTTACGAGTGATAAATTGTTTTCTAAAAGATTGTTCTGGCATTGTGCGTAGATACAACTGATACACAGCATCTTTCATATCTTCACGAACAGAAAGGTCTGCGAAGTTGGCGTTATCAATTAAATCAAAAGTAGCTTTTAAAATTGCACTAGGGTTTTGCCCATTAATAGATCTTGTAGACGCTTCACGCAACTTTCGTAAGTCATTGCCGATTTCAAATTTTTTAGTTTCAAGTAAATTATCTAAATTATCTTTACGATCAGTGGCCATTTGAGCAGCAACAGCATCACGCTCAGCCATCGTTGGAAACATGAAGAATTCTTTTGTATTTCCTACATACACAGAAAGCCAAAAATCCCCATCTCGCATTAAAGGGAAATAAGGGTTGATCCGACTTTGCCCTTCAAACATTTTTTTAATTGAAGCTAATAATTTACTTTTTGCTTCAGGTGAGATGTTGGCTTCATTAATTTGATCGTCAAGTAGTGAACTATAAAGCTCGGCCATATCTTCATAATACTGTTTTGCGTCATTGTATAAACGCCTTCCTTCTGGTCCAAGGTCTTCAAACATTTTATTTACACGTTCACTACGAATTTCAGAAGTGGGGTCAACTTCTGAAGTAGTTGTTACTTTAGTAATTTTATCTATTTTGTCACGAAGTGTAGGGTCTGCACGAAATGCATCATTTATAGCTCGTGAAAGATCAGCAGCGGCGCCCATAAGTTGTTGGGCTCTACCGCTTAGTTCTTGCAAGTGTTTGTTAACTTCTAGCAAACGAGGTATATCTTTACCAGCCCATTCAGCTAGGAAATCGTTTGTTACTGGCTTAACTAAACCTTGACGAATGCGGTAATTTGTACCCCGCCATATTGCTGCAAGCGCAGGAAAAATATTTTCCCCATTACGCAGTTTATATACAAGCGAAGCTTGTTTTGCTAAATCTTCAGCACGTTTAGAAGTTTCGTATTTCTTGATAGCTTCATCTACTGCATTGTCGATTTCTTTTTGGGTTCTTGCTGCTCTTCTTTCCGCAGCTTCGCCAGAAACTCCGGCAGGGAGGCCGACCGATTCAACACCTTGAGAGCTTTGTTTAGCGCCTCCGGGTACTCCTTGCTTCCCTTCTCCTTTTCCGCCAGCGACTTCCACTGGCTCAGTAATGCGACCATCTCCAACTTGTTCGTAGCTAGCGTCCT